ACCGAAAAGCGTGCTCTTTGTTTCAGTTGTGACCTTGTTCGACAAGATTAGAGAAAGCTTTGAGTTTGACAATGGTTTCTCAGAAGCGAAGATGGTCAAGCTACTGTCTGAGGTTGATTTCCTCTTTTTGGATGACCTTGGGAAAGAGAGTCGTAAGGCTGACACGAAGCGGAACGAGTGGGCACATCAGATATTGTTCAAGATCCTGGATAATCGGACGAATACGATTATCAACACTAATCTATCTAGTGAAGAAATTAAGGAGCTTTACTCGGACGATTTTGGGAATGGTGCTTTATCAAGTCGTATCTTTGAGGGAGCAACTGGAAAGTGCTTTGTGTATCCAGCTGGGATGAAGGATAGGAGGTATTGATGAGAGAGTTTTTTAACAACGATTGTATGGACATCATGAAACAATATCCTGATGATTACTTCGACCTAGCTATTGTTGATCCACCTTATTTTTCTGGTCCAGAAAAAAGAGAATACTATGGTCGAAAAGTTAGTCCGATTGGTGTCAATAGACTGTATGGCAAAACCTCAGAGTGGCAAATTCCAAATAGAGATTATTTTGATGAACTTTTTAGGGTATCTAAAAATCAAATTATTTGGGGTGTGAACTACTTCGACTATTCTTTTGGTTCTGGCCGTATCGTTTGGGACAAAGTTAATGGTCATTCAAGTTTTTCAGATTGTGAGATAGCATACTGCAGCTTACATGATAGTACACGGCTGTTTCGCTATATGTGGAATGGTATGATGCAAGGCAAGTCAATATCTGAAGGCCATATTCAGCAAGGAAATAAGGTATTGAATGAGGTTAGAATCCATCCGACTCAAAAACCAATTAATCTTTATCTTTGGTTGCTACAAAACTATGCAAAAGCGGAGATAAGATTCTTGATACTCATGTCGGTTCAGCAAGTAGTTTGATCGCTTGTCAAGAATTAGGTTTTGAGTATGTAGGCTGTGAGTTAGACGGAGACATCTTCAACCTTGCTAAACAGAGGCTTGATGCTTATGAGAAGCAGTTGAAGTTATTTTAGGAGGTATTGATCATTAAAAAAAATGACAGTTTGGGCGCTTTTTGATAGTGGAAATGGTTCTTACTTCAATGGCGCTAACTCTCTGAATAGTTCGGGGGGGGCGAATATTGAAATCTATTCAATCGGAATGGATATAGAAAACAAGAACAATCATTTCATGAATCTGGACCTTGCTGATTACAAACGTTTATTTGGTGACAATACGCTCTTTGGTGAGTTAGACAAATTACCAAAACCTGACTTGATTATTGCTAGTCCACCATGCGAATCATGGTCAAATGCTTCTGCAATGGAAAATGGAAATGCGTGTTGGAAACGCAATGATGTTTCTGATAGCTTGTTCGCTCCACAAGTAAGACCTTCACCGTTCACGATCAGGGCAAATCAGGATTATGAGTCAGCCTATATAAATTATCAGTACGACAGGCAATTTTTAAAAAGGGTCAATGGCGAGCTAACAGCTTTCAACACAATAGAAATCATAAAAAGATATAGACCACAATTTTGGGTTATTGAGAATCCAGCAGCTGACAGACTGTGGCCCTACATTGAGGATATTATTGGATTCAGAATTCCATACAAAAACCTAGCTAGATACAATAATTATGATTATCCTTTACAAAAACGGACGATTTTTGGAAGCAATATTGAACTTAATCTTAAGAATAAAATTATCAAGCAGGACATAGAGTGGAAGAACTTCTCAAAATCATACAACGAGAGATCTAATATACCTGAAAAATTGGTGTCAGAAATATTCAAAAAAATTTACAAGGAGTTTAGTAAAGATGATTGAACTCTATTTCATTTACAACGGTCACCGCAAGATACTCATTGGGAGTTTCGGCCACATACATAGCGCAATCAATGAACTAAAGAAACATCAGGCTAGTTATTCAGCAATCAGTCATCCACGATTTCGGAAAAGCATGAGTGGTGAGAACATCAGGATTGACTACGGAGCAGCTGATTGCTATTACTTAGCAACAAAATCAACGTGTCGCGAACCACGTTAAAAGCGAGCTAGAATATGCGTCAGACTTGGACGAATGACGTATAAAGAATTTGCTAGCTCTTGTGTCTTTGAGCCATGAGGAGCAAGAGCTGGATTTTTTAAAAACAAGTTGGAGGAAGCGAAGATGATGGAAGATTTAAAGCAAAAAGTTGATGCAGTATACAACTGGACGGTAGAAGACGGGAAACCCAAACCTCCCAAGCAAGATTTACCACAAGCAGTGAAAGACCGAGCGGACTATTTTTGGGAAATGGCAGAAGATGGTATGACGTTTATGGGAACGATGGAATGCATCTTCGCTGATGAAAAGCCTACCGACTATGATTTGGGAGCTACTAAGGGTTGGTTGCCAAAGTCTAAGGAGTTTGATGATTGGGTTGGCTATTCGCCAAGCATGGCTCAGGTAGTTATTGCGGTTTATTTGATTTATGGAGGAAACTAAGATGGATATTAAGGCATTGATTAAGAAGTATGAAGAATTGTGGAATGAACACAGCCCTTTTTATGAACCTGTACCTTATACTTCAATGGTTGAGCTTTTTTTGAAAGAGTTGAAACAACTAGACGAACCGCATAAAGTCACAATTCCGAAATTTGTTGCTGACTATATAGAATTTAAAAAGAAATATAATTTTAATGTTTATGGAGCAATGAGAACAATCGAAGATTACGAAGATAAGAGAGTTCCCAATTGGTTCTACGAAGGCAATATCGAAAAATTCTGTCTTGCATGGATTCTAGGCTACGAGGTCGAGAAAGAGAAAAAATATATTGTAACTCTGAAATCAAGTGGACAAAAATTGTACTATCACACTGAAGACGAGGATTATATCTTCTCTAGCTACGATGGGGTATTCTACTCAGAGCATCATACCAAAACTGATCTAGAAGAAAATGGCATGAGTTGGGTGTTTGATTGCCCAGGGATTGAAGTTGAGGAGGTGGAGTGATGGTACAAACCATTGAACAAGCTACCAAAACTGAAAGCAAACGCATAAAAATCCCTGCGAAAATCAGACCGCTTGATGTAGGTTATCGAGTAGTAAACAAACACGGTCAACCGCTTGCCTTAAAAAACGGAGCAAGTATATTCGCTTTACCTTCTCTAGCGGAAAAAGCCATAAAGAAAGAGTTTGGGAAAAATGATCCAGACTTTGATATCGAAAAACATTCCGTTGAAGAGGTCGCTATTGTGAATCTAAGTAAATTTCATAGTTATTTTGAAGAGGTGGAGTGATGAAGATTGAACGAATTTGGGGATATCCATCTAAAAATACATTTTCAATAAAGCCAATCGCAGACATTTTAAGCGAAGAGGTCTTAGGTGGCTTGTGGATTGATCCTTTTGCAAATAATTCTAAAATCGCTACGATAACAAATGACTTAAATACTGAATTTGATACAGACTATCATCTTGATGCTCTAGAGTTTCTAAAGATGTTTCCTGATAGTTCCGTTGACGGAATTCTCTATGATCCTCCATATTCAACAAGACAAATTTCAGAAGTATATAAGGGGGTTGGATTGCCTGTAAACAAAGAAACAACTCAATCTACATTCTGGACAAAGCAGAAGAAAGAGATAGCGAGAATTGTGAAAATTGGTGGAAAAGTTATTTCATTTGGATGGAATAGTGGTGGGATAGGTAAAAAGAATGGATTTGAAATAATTCGTGTTCTATTAGTTCCACACGGTGGACATCATAATGACACAATCGTAACTATTGAAGAAAAGATTAGAGAGGTCACAGATTGAAACGATTCATCGCAATCTGGATATTATTGTCTGCTGGATTAAATATTTGGCAGAGTATCCACATTAAAAAACTAGAAGAAAAGCGCCCGATGCTCATCTACAAGGCAGATAATCAAGGCGCTGAAATCAAAGGCAGAATCACCCACAAAGAAAAAATAGGCGACATGTTCACTATCACAGTGCAAAATTACGGAATATTCGTAGTTACTCAAACAAGCTATGAATCTCTAAAAATAGGAGATGAGGTAATATTGTAATGACAAAATACAAGAAACCAACTTACATCATTATTCAGGAAGCAATGGCAGAACGCATTAGATTTCTGGAAGATGAACTGTATGAAAGGGC